ACCACCCCGACGCCGCCGGCGACAAGGGCACCGCCACCGTGCGTTTTTACCTGGACGACAAACGCGCCATCTACATGGAACGCTTCGTCCAGGAAATGAAGGTCCGCGAGGGCAAGGAGTGGAAACCCCGCAAGGCCAAGTTCGGCGGCGACTACAAAGGCATGTGCTGGACGCCCCCGGGGCAGGAAATCAACGACAACGACGACGTTTATTTTGTCGAAGGCTGCCTGGACGCCATCGCACTGGCCCTGTCCGGCGTAAAGGCCGCCGCCACCCTCAGCGCCTACAACTACCCGGACAAATTCCTGGCGCAATTCAAGGGCAACAGCACCATCACCTGGGTGTGGGCGCTCGACAACGACAAGGCCGGCCGCGACTTCACCCGCAAATACACCGCCCGCATGAAAAAAGAGGGCCTGACCTTCGACGCCGCCCAGATCAGCGACCACCCCGCCGGCGCCAAGCAGGACTGGAACGACCTCTACCAGGCCAACCGCCTGGGCAGCGATTACATGGACGAATACCGCTACAACGGCGCCCTGCTCATCGCCCCCAGCGCCACCGACAAAGCCCTGCTGATGTATGAACACCTGGAAATGCAGGAATTCAGTTTCGAGTTTCACAACCGCCTGATGTACTTCAAGCTGAACCAGGACAAATTCGCCAAGGCCGTGGAAGACATCAAGGGCCGCATCGAGAATGACAAGGGCGACCTGCCCTACACCGAAGAGGAAATCCGCAACATGGCCCTGCAGGCCGCCGGCGCCATATCCGAGCTGGCCAACTGCTACCCCCAGGCCCTGTATTTTCAAGCCAACAGCATTACGGATGAAAGCTGGTACTACTACCGAGTCAGCTTTCCACACCGCGCCAAGCCGGTGAAAAACACCTTTACCGGCGCCCAACTGGCCGGCGCGGCGGAATTCAAGAAGCGCCTGCTGTCCATCGCCAGCGGCGCCCTGTTCACCGGCACCAGCGGCCAACTGGACCGCGTGCTGAAAAAACAGATTCACGGACTAAAAACCGTGCAGACCGTGGACTATGTCGGCTACAGCAAGGAACACGGACTATGGGTGTTCAACGACGTGGCCGTGCGCGCCGGCAAACTCCACACCCTGAACGCCGAAGACTATTTCCAGGCCGGCAAAGACCTGGCCATAAAAACCCTGAGCCAGTCCGTCGGCCTGCACCTCAACACCGACCGCGACGCCTATCGCACCGACTGGGTGGAGAAAATCTACCGCTGTTTTGGCACCCCGGGCCTGGTCGCCCTGGTGTTCTGGTTCGGCTCCCTGTTCGCCGAACAGATCCGGGAGCTGCACAAGTCCTTCCCGTTTCTCGAGGTGGTCGGCGAAGCCGGCAGCGGCAAATCCACCCTGATCGAATTCTTGTGGAAGATCACCGGCCGCCGCGACTACGAGGGATTCGACCCCTCAAAAAGCACCCTGGCCGCCCGCGCCCGCAACTTCGCCCAGGTGTCCGGCCTACCCGTGGTGCTGATCGAGGGCGACCGCGACGACGACACCGCCAAGAGCAAGAAGTTTGACTGGGACGAACTCAAAACCGCCTACAACGGCCGATCCGTCCGCGCCCGCGGCGCCAAGAATGGCGGCAATGAAACCTATGAGCCGCCCTTTCGCGGCACAATCGTCATCAGCCAGAACGCCGTTGTTTCCGCCAGCGACGCGGTCATGCAGCGCATTGTCCACCTGAATTTCACCAAGGCCGGCCACACCGCCGAAACCAAGGCCCTGGCCGAGGCCCTGGAACGCACCCCCCTGGAACAGGTGTCCGGCTTCACCCTGGCCGCCATCGTCCGAGAAAAGCCGGTGCTTAAGACCTACAGCGAAAAGTATGCCGAGTGGGAAAAGGCCCTGATAGCCCACAGCGACATCAAGTCCGTGCGTATCGCCAAAAACCACGCCCAGCTTATCGGCCTGCTGCATGCCCTGGCGGGCGTGGTGCAGCTGCCCCCGGGCGCCCTCGAAGCCACCGAAGACCAGTTGGTGGAACTGGCCGTGCAACGCCAGCGCGCCATCAACGCCGACCACCCCATGGTGGCGGAATTCTGGGAGCTGTTCGACTACCTCAACGACGGCGGCGACGAACCCCGGCTGAACCACAGCAAAGACCCCCAGCTGATCGCCGTCAACCTGAACCACTTCGTCGCCCTGGCCGACACCCAGCGCCAGCAGATCCCCATGCTGCGCGACCTCAAGACATACCTGAAGACCAGCAAGACCCGCAAGTACCTGCGGCAGAGCACCGTATCCAGCGCCATCTTCACCACCGGCGCCACCAACAACACCGCCAAATCCGTCAAATGCTGGATATTCCAGCGCGTACAATAGGAGCACCACCATGGACGCCGCCGACATCGCCGCCGACCGTCAACAACAGGAAATCACCGCCAGCCTGGCCAAACACAAACACGACCAGGCGGCCAATGCCGCCGCCCTTACCACCGAGTGCGTGGACTGCGGCGAACAAATCGAACCCGCCCGCCAGGGCCGCTTCCCCACCTGCTTCCAGTGCCAGACAGACCGCGAACGCTACCAGCGCACCAACGGCATGCCACGCCGCGGGGCTATGTGACAGGGAACAGACCATGAAATACAGACTGGTAATGATTGGCCCCCGCGGAGAACGGGACTATGTCGAAAAGCTGCTGGACGGTGGCCTGCCTTGCACTGGCGGCAGCGACAAGAAAAACGCTCGACTGTTTGATGAGCAGACAGGGGAATCGACAGCCGACATGATCAAGAAGAACTGGCTGCCGCCCCATGTCGCCGTTGAATTGGAAGAGGCAGTCTAGCCATGTGCGAAAAGGTCTGCTTTCCCAGTGAAACCAGCGCCCGCCGCGCCGTCAAGCGCGCCAGGCGCAGCAAGAAACACCACCGCCGGGAATGCCGGACCTACTACTGCCCCCACTGCCACGCCTGGCACCTGAGCAGCAAACCCAAAGACCAGGCCGGCCCACGCCGACACGTGAAATACAAACGGGATCGGGTGGCGATGTTGCCGGGGGCGTTTGAAATTGATTAACGCAGAGCTTACCGGCCCGCCCAACTGGATATTTAAATGAACGCCGTAAACACAGCAATTGCAAATAACCAACCCGCTTTAAAGGCGGGTCCGCGTACAGCAAATTGTTACGTGGCGGCGCTATTCGTGCAGCCAACTGGGGTCTATGCCCGATGGCCCTGGATTGACGCATGGGACGAGGCCAGAGACGCACGCCAATATGATGGGCCACTCCCAGTGGTGGCGCACCCGCCATGCCAATTATGGGGCGCACTGGCGGCCGTGAATTACTCCCGCTGGGGCGGAGAACACAACCGGCCCGGAAATGATGGCGGGTGCTTTGCTGCGGCCCTTGAGGCTGTAAACAAGTTCGGCGGAGTACTTGAGCACCCAGCAAAGAGCAAAGCATTCGCGGCGCACGGACTGCCAGCACCGGCCGGAATAGGATGGCAGGCATCGTTGCTAGGCGGCTGGGTTTGTGAGGTGTGGCAATCGGCATACGGCCATCGAGCAAATAAAGCCACCTGGCTCTATTACAACGGAAGCAAGCCGCCGTTTGGGCTGCGCTGGGATCGGCCGATTGGCACGCACCAAATTGGATTTCATGATCAACGGGGGAAAGCCAAAAACAAGCCGACCCTCAATAAGCGAGAGGCGAATGCGACACCGCTAGCGTTTAGAGATGAACTTCTCAGGCTGGCACTGCATTCGTCCACGTAACAGGGAGTATCCCGCCAGCCAGTCCGATATACACAATCAAGGAGGACTCATGTTTAAGCAGGCATCAGTAGATCGCGCAATAACGGCCACGCAGAACAAGATCCGGGCAAAGGGCTATTCCATAAAAACCGAGAAAGCCTATTGCCGATGGTTGGTTCGCTATATCCGCTGGCTGGACAATCACGGCGCGGGAAACCCTGAGCAAAAAATAGAGGGGTTTCTAACCGACCTGGCCAACACCGGCAGCGGGGTATCGCCAAACACGCAACGCCAGGCTGGCATTAAGTTGAATATTGACACAGGCGCAAATCATGAACCATACTGAGATTACTACTACAACGCTAAGCGGTTCCCGCACTCGATAGCCATGCGGTTTTTTTGTGCCTGCTTCCCAGGGACACATCCCACCGATTTATGGCCGGGTCGATAGGGCCGAATACAACACCCCTCGGGGAAATAAGCCCAGCCGTCTTAGCGCGGTAGTTGAGACCCGGCTTCCAATTACTGCCTGGAAGCCTTTGCAACTAAACGCTAAGGAGGCCAATCATGGCTAGTCAGTACGCGCCCCTACAGGCGATCAACAACCCCTTTCTGTTCTCCGAACAAAAAGTGCGCACCGCCACCGACGACAAAGGCGAAGCCTGGTTTTGTGCGAAGGACGTATTCGAAACCCTCGGCATCGCCTGGAAAGGCGTTTCAGGGAGTCTGAAAAACACCCCGGAAGAGTGGCAAGGGGTCTGCTATCTTCAGACCCCTGGAGGCATTCAAGAGGCCGTTTTCATCTCTGAACCCGGCGTCTATCAGACCGCTTTTATCTCTCGAAAGCCGGAAGCCATCGCCTTCACCAAGTGGGTATGCGAAGAAGTGCTGCCCGCCATCCGGCGCCAGGGATTCTACGGCAGAATCACCGCCGGCCAGCAGATCGCCCTGCGCAACCAGAAAATCAAGCTGATAGAAAAACTGGTCAGCAGCGATGCCTTTGTCTACGACGCGGTTATAACCAGTCTGCGCAACGTCTGCAACCAGCTGGGCGAACCCATGCCGGACACTGCACTGATCGGCAAAGACCGCCACCAGCTCAGCCTGCCGCTAGGGGGTGAAAAATGAATGACTCCGACCCCTATACCAACGTCATGATGGCCCGCGACGCCATGCGCTGCCTGGTCAACCTGCTGGGCGCCCACGACACCCTGCCCGAGGGAGTCACCGGCGAAGGGCTTGCCGCCCTGCTCCACCATCTCGACCCAGCCCTGACCCAGGCCCTGGAAGACCTCGAAGGCAACCCCGAAACACCCAGGGTGCCGGCCACTATCCAGTAACAGCGCACAGGGGCCGAAAGGCCCCTTACCACAGATAGAGAATTAGCCCTGCTACAGCAATCATCCCAATAACGGTACCCCGGGCCACCCACTTGACGAACCAACCTGCCGCATCTGCGGCCGCCCCCGTCGCCTGCTTTCCACTCGTCAAGGGATTCCCGCAATGCGGACATTCCCTAGCCTTGGAAGACACATCCTTTCCACACTCATCGCATACAGTCATTGCCATTGCTCATTCCCTCAAGGTAAGTTGTATAACAAATTATAAAGGAAGATTTATCCCTATGCCAAACGGTGTAGAAACACACGGGAAAGGCCTGCGCGTCTACTTTCGCCTCGACGGCGACCTGGTCCGCGAACCTCTAAAGATGGCCCCCACCCCCGACAACATAGCCCATGCCGAAAACATGGTGGCCATGATTCAGCACGAAATCCAGCAGGGAACATTCGACTACGCCCGCTGGTTCCCCAACAGCAAGCGGCTACAGGAAAACACCCTGGGGCACTGGCTGGATACCTGGCTGGACATCAAGGCCAGACAGGTGGCCGACAGCACCCTGCGCGGCTATCGTGGCGTGATCGAACGCTACATCCGTCCGCGCTGGGGTGCCGACCAGGCCGACCGCATTGACACCGTGGGCCTGGAACAATGGATCAGCACCGACTTAAACCGCCTGCACAGCAAGACCATCAAGGAAACCGTGGCAGTAATGCGGGGTGTCTATAAGCTTTACCGGAGTCGAAACCAGGCCGCCCATGACCCCACCGAAGGCGTGGTGGTACGGCTGCCCGACAAAGACCCGCCGGACCCATTCACCCGCGAAGAAATCGACCAGATCCTGGCGACCCCCACAAAACGGACTCAGGAACTCAATCTGGTGCAGTTCATGATCTGGTCAGGCCCCAGGGTATCGGAGGCCATCGCCCTGGCCTGGGAAGATGTACTGGACATCAAACAAGGATTGATCCGGTTCCGTCGGTCCAAGGTGCGGGGGAAATACCGGATAACAAAAACAAGACGCAGTGACCGCGTGGTGGAACTGCTCAAGCCCGCACACCAGGCCCTGCTGGCCCAGCGCGCAATAACCGAGGACATGGACCCCGAGCTGATGGAAATCACCCAGCGCGACAACCGCACCATAAAGCGCGAACACCTCCGCCCAGTCTTTCGCAGCACCAACACCGGCCGAAGCCACTACGATGATTTCAGACTGCGCGCGCGCTTCTTTGAGGCACACCTGAAAAAAGCCGGGGTTCGCTACCGTGGCCCAGGCCAATGCCGGCACACCTTCGCCAGCCAGATGCTAACCGCAGAAATGCCCGTGGCCTGGATCATCGCCCAGACAGGCCACACAAGTGAACGGGTTTTCCGGGACAGCTACGCAGACTGGATAAGAGAAGACGCCAGCAACATGCGCGACCAGGCCGCCGCCAAACTGGGATTTTAAGCCCGGATATTCCCAGGGCGTTCCCAAAACCTTCCCCAGCAACACCCAGAAAAAGAAAAAGGCCTGTAAAAACAGGCCCTTAGTATGGCGGAGAGGGAGGGATTCGAACCCTCATTCTTTTATCTCTCAAAATTTATATCATTAACTTTCAGTTAGTTACAGATATACAGACTAATAAATTTAGCATGATGTGTTCCCAAGTTATTCCCAATGACATTTAGTGATTACCCCAGATTATAGGATCAACCCTACATATGCGCGCATCGGCTAAATTCCGTGGGGGCATCGGAAAATGGTAATAATGGTTGGGATCGAGAAAAAACAATGCATGCCTCTGAAATTAAAGAGGAAATGGCTAGCAGCAAAAGGTAATAAAAAGGTAATTGGATGGTTATGGATTACCTTTTTCTATGGTAATAAATCAATAAATATTTTTCTTTAGTTATCAGCAACTTAAAAATTATTACCTTTTGGATTACCATTAATTACCTTTTAGGGGTAATTTTAATTTCTTTATTTTTCATGTGCTTAGGTTACTTTTTCGGCGATATCACCATGATTACCATTTTCCGACGACCCCACAGGGTACAAATGATTACGAATTTTCGTAATTCCGCATGCTAAAATCCTAATTGCTTGGTTTTATTGGGGAAACACCATGCCGAATCTATCTACCCGTTGTCCTGCCTGCCAGTCCCGTGCCATTGTCCGAAACAGTCGCCAAATCACGGATGAAACCCGTGAATTGCAGTGTCAGTGCCAGAACTTGGAATGCGGCACAACATTTGTTGCCCTACTCGAAGCCGTCCGAATTATGAGCCCCCCTAGTCCAAAGTACGCTGCAGGCCTGCCTGCAGGGCTTGCGCAACGAAGCACATAGATTCGCAAGATTTTACAGCCACTTATCATCAGCTTAAAGCCGCGCAGACCCTTCGGTTACCGCACTATTGCGCCCGCAAAAAATCATCCGATATAGCCCGCAGGCGTGGAGGGGGGAGAAC